GGGTAATAAAACAAAATAAAGATACAGTTATTGCAAAGACAGATATATCTTCTATTGTTAATGAACCAGAAAAAACAATAACAAAGAAACAAAGAACGCCCCCTGTAGAAAAACAAGTTTCTAACCCTACAGATTATGCAAACGATATAGTTTTAAATTATATAAATAATATAGATTGGCCCTCTTCATATAATGATCAAGATAAAATTGATATATATATGGCATTACCCCATGATTGGTGTATAGTGGGTTCAGGAAAACATCTTTCTGAAATATCTGTTAAAACCCCGGTTAAAACACCGTTTTATGGTTTAGCCTTAGGCCCGTCTCATCATGTGATTCCAACCATTGATACATTAGATTTTGATGATCTTGCTGGTGTGAAATATACAATAAAAGGGGAAAAGTTATATCTTTGTAAAATAAAAGACATGATACTAAATGGTATTAATGACCCATCACAGGTTATTTCAAATTACAATATAAAACTATGATAACACGTAAAGATATATTTTCATTAAATGAAGCATACCGCCAAGGAATGTTTGGAAAGGTGTGGGAACCAGATGATGTACCACAAAAGGGAACGCCTTGGAAAACAGATAAATTAACTCCGCAAGACATATATTCGTTTTATTATTGTGAATTTTTACCAGAACATGAAATTAAATCTGAATTTCTCAATGATTTGAAAAATAAATATATTACTATTTTTACAAAAACAGTACAAGAACAACTTGAAAAATATTATCAAAGAAGACGCATTGATAGCGATTTTGATTCTAGTTGGATTAAATCAGCAGATACATCAGTTTTAGATAATGCAATGAAAAAAACATTTAGGTCTGATATGAAACGTCGAAATGATAATTGGAACTTTTTAACTGAATATCTTAATGCATTGAATAAATCAAATACAGTAAAAAATATAATTTTTTATGTTGATCGTATTAATAACACAATACACAATACAGGGGAAGGAATGTTATCGAAAGTTCCAAACGGTTATGAGTTACTAACTGCATTTAATGTTGCTGCAGAAGCAAAATTACCATTCTTAAGAACGAAAGCTTACAAAGATTTAAGAGATATTGAAAATGTTATTTAGAGTAAAGCAATCTTTCCAAACTTCTAAATCTTTTATCACTGTGCCAAATTTCTCTTGTTTGGGGTGTATAAGTTCCTTCTTCAGTTTGTATTTCAACGTCCGGATTAAGAATCAGAGTACTTGGTTGATATATGTTCAATTGACTTAACGAATGCACGCTCTTCGAGTAATTGTTGCTGCAAGAAGTCTGCCCTATCAGCATCAGCGCTAGTACCAGTGTCGCGAAGTTTTTCAATTTCATTAATTAATTCTAACTGGGTTTTTTTAGATTTCAAGTAAGAATCTCTAAAAAAAGATTTGGATTTATATTCAAAATATTCTGCTAAAGCTTTTAATAGAAAGGTTATTGCTTGCTCATACATTTAATTACATTGATTTGACGTTGTATGGTTGCAATTTACCATCAGCACTTACAATATAAATGTAAATTTCACCTTTATCATCTGTAGTGACACGATAAATTAAATTGGAATCTGAACTTGTAAATTCATATCCACCAGGAATAGCTTTTACATGCCCACCTTCTCCTTCAAGTTTAATTTCAAATCCACCTTTTGTACCTGTTACAACAACAAGATAAAGATTATCTTCAAGTTGATATTTAATGCCAAAATGTATAGGCGATGTAATTCCGGGAATTTTTAACCAACCATCTTCAAACCAACCGCAAGAAGTAATCCCACAAAACATAAATGCTAATGGAGCTATTAATAGTAAAAATTGTTTTTTCATAATATTATTATTCTGGTTTTTTAACCGTTGGGGGTTCTCCGGTTTCTTTTGCATGCCTCACATTAAGTGCAAGCCAATCAATTATGGCAAATAATTTACTTAAAAAAGTACCAGGTGGTGGAGTGGGGACTAGTGCTGCAACAGCAGAAGACGCAGTCACAACTATTGCAATAACAGCAACAGTTGTATCCCAATTATTTTGCAACCATGTGACTATTTCCTCATTCATAATAAATATTTATATCAAATATTATGACAATCCAACAAAAAATAGAAAAAATTCAATCTTATAAAGATGTTAAAACAAAAGTAGATGGTATCTGGGGACCAAATACAGCACGTGCAGTAGCAACTGTTTTAGGAGCGAGCTTTGATGCTTACACAATGTTGTCAACTGTTAATAAACAAATTCAACGCAAATTGAATGTGCATGTCGATGGTATTGTTGGTCATATTACATGTGACGCGATTATTGAAAATCTTTATCCAAAAGAAAAAGAAATAGTCACAAACGATGGATTTATTGAACAAAAAAAAGGTTCATATGATGAGACATTTCAACAAACACCGAATTATACGAAAGGGGCAACAATTAATCCTATAGGTATAGTGCTTCATCATTCATGTGGTTCATTTACAGGTTCTGTTAGTTGGTGCCTTGATACTAAATCTGCTGTATCATATCATTGTATGATTAATTTAGATGGTTCTAGATTTCAATTAGCAAAAGATAATCAAAGAGCTTGGCATGCGGGTAAATCTTCTTTTAATGGTAAATCCGACTGTAACGGATTTATGTTAGGATTATCATTTTCAGGAGATACAAATAAAAGAACATTAACAAAAGATGAAGTAGCATCTGCTGTTGAATGGATTATTGAACGTATTGAAAAGTATGATTGGCCAAAAAATCTTTCTACAATTACAACACATCGTGCTGTTTCTCCTGGTAGAAAAGATGATGTTGACGAACGAGCAGAAAAAGCAATTCTCGATGCATTAAAGAAAAAAATTAAATAAATAATTTTATGATTAAAATGTTAGATACAAACACTGTTCAATTATGTTGCCGGGGTAAAGGTTGCCCTGTTGTTACTAAAATTGATGAAGATACATATGAAGTAACTGACGATAATGGAAATAAAATTCGCATCTCAGGTGCGGAGTTAAAGTTAATGTCTGATGCAGCAAATCGGTTTGAAGGGGAACAGCAATTAATTTGTGGTTAATTTATTGTTATATAGTGGTAGTTGTATAGGGTTATGTTTTATTTTAATGTATGGTAAAATATTTAATTTTATCCGTATACCATTAATAAGAATCAATTTCTTTAAGCAATTACTAGGTTGTGCTATGTGCACAGGATTTTGGAGCGGTTTATGTATTGGGATTATATCACCATATAATCCGTTTTTATTTGCATTATATTCTTCATTTATTTGTTTAATGTTTGACTATATTGCAAAAGTTTTAGAAGATATTTTATTTATGAAATAGCCTTTTTTAATAGATTCAACGCATGTGATACTGCACTGTGTATTTGATCTGAATTATTGTTTAAACTTCTATCATGGATATTATCTATAATTTCTATTAATTTTTCTATACTAATTTCCCCTTTTGGAATTGATTCTTCCATTTCGCCAGCTGGTATACCAGCTGTTCCAAATGAACGTATTCCCGCACTTGATCCTGCTGCAACACTAGGTTCTGCAATACCAATAGTAGATCGTACTTGAAGTTTTGGATGTGCTTGTTGTGCTACATTTAGATTTGCTGGTAGAATTGAACGTGTATCAGTTGATAATCCTCTATAGCTTTCAAATATTTTTTCAATATCACTTGAAGTCATAAAATTATTTAATATAATTAAGCATGGAAACGATGTATGTTTCTTTATCAATTATAGGAGAATTAATTAGCAAATTGAAATTCCATTCTTTTGATTGTGTTATAGGGGTTTCAAGAGGGGGTTTAGTTCCCGCAACATGGATATCCCATGCATTAGATAAACCATTGTACACAGTTAATTTAAAGAGTTATAATGATAAACAACAAGATAAGATTATATGGAACCAAAAATTTGATTTAAAGAAACAAACAAAAAATAAAAATATCTTAATTGTTGATGATATTTGTGATACAGGCAATACATTAGTGGAACTAGTACATAAATTTCCCAAAGCTAATAATATCAAAATAGCTGTTTTGGTGGACAAACAACAAACAATATTAGATTGCATACATATCATAACAGGGAAAAAGGATGTATGGTATGTATTTCCATGGGAACTTTAACATGAAACCGAAGCGAATTGTTTGTGCTATAACAGGTAAAACATATCTTTTTAATAAAGATTATTATGGAAAAAAGGTTCAAGAATATAATGATGAAGAACAACTTTTAAAGTTCTTTATCACTAAAAAAGCTAAAACTTTTTTGGAACGAGGATATAGCATAAGAGAAATACGCAATATGCTTGAAGTTGAAGAAGGGGAACTCCTTGATGAAGATAGTGTTGAAATGAAAGAAATTATTGGCTTTCATAAATTAAAATTTAACATTAATAAACGCACAGCAAAAATTAATTTGATAGCACATAAGTCGGATAGTGATGTAATTGAATTCATAAATAATTTAAGGAAATAATATGAATAACCGAAAATTTATACCTACACCATATGGTACAAGAACTATTAGGGTTTTTGATGCCGCAACAGGTCAATTATATAAAATTATAAATACTGGTGGCAATATTAGTGGACAACCCATTTGTAATGAAAAGGAAATGTATGTCCAAGTTGAAAAAGCAGGAAAACAATTTCTTGAATATTATAAACTACCAACGGTTAGTTTGTCTCGTGTAATTGCTATAAACTAATCTAATATTAATATATGAGTATCCAACCCCTTTCGGACTATACATTTTATTCGCGATATTCAAAATACATTCCCGAAAAACAACGAAGGGAAACATGGCATGAGACTGTTGATAGAGTCTTTGACATGCATAAAATAAAATTTGCGGATATATTAGAAACAAATTCAGAATTTAAAGATTTATTTAAATTTGCAAAGTCAATGGTTCATAAAAAAGTTGTATTGGGATCACAGAGAGCCTTACAATTTGGTGGTGAACCAATTCTTAGAAAAAATGAAAAACTATATAATTGTTCTGCAACATATATTGATAGACCAAGAGCTTTTCAAGAAATAATGTATTTATTATTATGTGGTTGTGGGGTAGGATTTTCTGTTCAAAATTTACACATTAATCAATTACCCAATATTCAACCTTTAATAAATGGTGAAAAGACATATGTAGTAGAAGATAGTATTGAAGGGTGGGCTAATGCGGCGGGTGTTTTAGTTAATTCATATTTTGAAACACCACATGAAGAATGGGTTGAATATAAAGGATGCAAAATTAATTTTGATACAAGTTTAATTAGACCTCAAGGAGCACCAATTTCTGGAGGATTCAAAGCGCCTGGTCCTGTTGGATTAAGTAATGCTCTTGAAAAAATTCGTAATTTAATCGAGAAACAATTAGAAAAAGGCAACACAAAATTAAGACCTATTGATGCATATGATATTATTATGCATTGTTCTGATGCTGTTTTGTCGGGCGGAGTAAGAAGATGTTTGCCGGGATATTATTCCGTATTAATGAAAAACGGTATATGGAAGCCTATAAAAAATATTGAAATTGGTGATGAAATATTATATCAAAATAAAACGTATCCTGTTACTAATGTATTTGTAAATGGTGTCCAAGAATTATTGAAAATAAATACAAAAGACGGTTATCACGTTTCAACACCAAATCATAGATGGCTCGTCTATAATATACAAACAAAAAAAATATATTGGGAAGAAGCACAATATATTAATCCAAAAATACATAAATTTGTCAAAGAAAAAGATAAATAATATTATATGGTGAATATAATACCTCCAGAAAAAACCCCTAAATATAATAAAATTTTAGGAACACACGAAACAAAGAAAAGCTGGATTAAACTATCTTGCGCAAACGAAAATTGTAATAATGTTTGTTATAAACATTGGTCATTAATTGATAAATATTCTGTTTTCAGTTGTTCATGGAAATGTAAAAAGAGCCAATGTGTAAAATGCAAATTAGCCACAATAGCTACACAAAAAGGCAATATCAACCCATTTAAAACAAAAGAAGGCCAAGAAAAGGCAAAAAAAACAATACAAGAAAAATATGGTGTAGATAATGTTTTTAAAAGTGATATTATTAAACACAAAATAAAAACTACAATGGTGGAAAAATATGGTGAAGATTCACCTATGAAGGTTCCAGAAATTCGCCAAAAGGCAATGATTACAAGATTAGTAAAATATGGTGAAGAAAACTTAACAGGAGTGTGCCCCACAATAAAAACAAAACAAACAAATCTAGATAAATATGGGAATGAGTGGTTTTTTGGATCAGTACAAGGTTACATGTCAAAACAGAATTTAATAGAAAATTATAATTATTCAGAAGAAGAAGTTGAAGAAATGTTTAAACGAAAAGGCATAACAATTAAAAATTTAACAAGAAAATATGGAGATAAACAAATAGCAACAGAAATGTATGAAAAGTGGAAAATGGCTTGTGCAAATACATTGGAAAATTTTATTAAAAGACATGGTGTTTTAGATGGTAGAGCTAAATATGATGAATATAATAAAAAACGTCAATTGCAGCTTAAACAACCGTTTTCGAAAATATCGAAAGAATGTTTTAATGAAATATGTTATAATTTAACAGAAACCAACCAACAAAAATGTTTTTACGGAAAAAATGAACACGTGATTTGTGTTCAAGATATTAATAAAGATTTGCAGGTGTTTTTTGTTGATTTTAAATTGGATAATAAAATTATTGAATTTTATGGAGATTTTTGGCATGGTAATCCCGATGTATTTGATGGAAAAGAAATTCACCCCATAATACAAATTCCATATTTTGAAATAACCAAAAAAGATGAAATTCGTATTAATCTTATTAAATCACTGGGTTATGATATATTCATTATATGGGAACAAAAATATCGTAATAATAAAGAACAAGTAATTGAAGAAGCAATAAAATTTTTAACAACATAAAATATATGGAAGAATATAATATAGAAGATTTTGAATTTATTGATATAGAATCTATCGAAGAATACGGGTGGGACAATGTTTACGATATTGAAGTTTCTGAAATTCATTTATTTAATGCAAAAAATGAACAAAGTGGTACAACTTCTATATCACACAATTCTGCTACAATTTGCCTTTTCTCTCCTGAAGATGAGGAAATGCTTAAAGCAAAAACTGGTAATTGGTATAATGAAAATCCACAACGAGCACGATCAAATAATTCTGTATTATTAGTAAGATCGAAAACAACAAAAGAAGATTTTGCAAAATTAATGCATTTTGTAAAAGAATTTGGTGAGCCGGGATTCATTTGGGCTGAATCAGAATATGTTTTATTTAATCCCTGTGCAGAAATCGTGTTCATTCCTGCATTGTTTAATGATAAAAATGAGGTCGTTGCTACGGGTGTTCAGCATTGTAATCTTTGCGAAATAAATGCACGTAAATGTAAAACAGCAAAAGATTTTTATGAAGCATGTATCGCAGCAGCATTTATTGGTACAATGCAAGCATTTTATACAACTTTTCCGTATATAGGAAAAGTTACAGAAGAAATTGTACGAAAAGAAGCTTTGCTCGGGTGTTCCATTACTGGTATGATGGATGCTCCTGATATTGTTTTCGATACAAAGGTTCAACGAAAAGGCGCAAAGATTATTAGAGATATTAATAAAAAAGTTGCTAAGTGGTTGAATATAAATCCCGCTGCAAGAACCACATGTATTAAACCCAGTGGTAGTGCAGCTTGTATTTTAGGAACATCAAGTGGTATTCACCCACATCATGCAAAGAGATATATTCGGCGTGTTCAAGCAAATAAGTTAGAGTTTTCTTTGCAAAAATTTTATGAAGTAAATCCTTTAGCTGTTGAAGAATCTGTTTGGTCGGCAAATAATACAGATATGGTTATTTCATTTTTATGTGAAGTACCAATAGGTTCAATTGTAAAGAACCAATTATCAGCTATTGACTTATTGGAAAAGGTTAAACTGACACAACAAAATTGGGTTGAAGCGGGTACTAATGTTGAATTATGTACACAACCATACCTTCGTCATAATGTATCAAATACAATTACAGTGAGACCACACGAATGGGACGATGTGACAAATTACATTTATAAAAATCGAAATTGGTTTGCGGGTGTTTCTCTATTACCTGCAAGTGGGGATAAAGATTATCCGCAAGCCCCTTTTACAACAGTTTATACACCCCAAGAGATTGTAAAAGAATATGGGGATGCTTCTGTTTTTGCATCGGGATTAATTGTTGACGGTTTAAGATTTTTTAATAATAATTTATGGGCTGCTTGTGATATTGTTCTCTATAATAACAAAGAATTAACCGAAGAACAAACAGATTGGATTAGAAGAGCAAATCAATTTGCAAATCGTTATTTTGAAGATGATATTCGCAAAATGACATATTGTTTAAAGGATGTTTATAATTGGAAAACTTGGTGTGATTTACAAAGAGAATATAAAGAAATTGATTGGTCCAAAGTTATAGAATTACAAGAGACACCTGTTAATATTGATACACTTGGTGCTATTGCTTGTTCTGGGGGAACGTGTGAAATTCTTTAAGAAATATAAGGAAAATCCTCACTTTTCTTAAATAATTAAAATGCATATTCTATTAGATGCTATATCAGGAACTAGTAATGATTTGTCTGTAGTTCATCCTCTCTTACCTTACTTTTCTTCATTTGGATTGGGTGTAGTTGTAATGGCTATATTTTTACTTTATATGGGTAAACTTTACAAATATGAAAGAACAACTAATCGCCAATTAACAAAAGATTTTATTTCTTTAGCCCAAGAAACATTAGTAACCCTTAAAGATTTAGCGCATATTATTGATTCTCTTGGACCCAATATACAGAGCATGACTGTAGAAACAAAGACACAAATTATAAATGAAATAACATCTCTTAAAACCCATTTAAATCTTCAAACAGAAACCTTAAAACATGCTATTAATGAAATCAAGCCTTATTTGATAAATAATAAACGTAAGAAACCGGGTATAAATGAAAGAAATCAAGGAACTTAAAAATCAAATTTGTTTATATCAAAACAAGATTAAAAAACTTGCTGCAGATTTTTCTATATTTGTACCAGAAAGTGATACAAATATATTGTCAAATAATACAGAATTAAAAATTGTAATTGATAATAAACATTTTGAAAAAATTTCTCATGGTGTATATTTAAGCTTATGCTCATTAAACAATCTTGAACATTTGAATATTACTATTAGTAATGAAATTTTTGAACCCAACGGAAGATTAGAACCCCATTACCATGATAGACATGAAAGGGTTCATATTATTCATGGGGAATTAACTGAACTTATAACAAATAAAACATATAAAGAAGGGGATTCTATATTTACCCCTGCAAAACAATTACATGGTTTTGAAAGTAAAAATGGTTGTTTATTAACTATAACATGGCAACCTGCATTTCCAATGGAAGCAATAGAAAACGAAATTAAATAGCTCTTTTGCCTTTGTGTTCGTGTTGTTGTTCTCTTGAGACATTTATTACATTGTGTTTATTGATGTTTTCTGCTTGTGCAATTTCTCTTACTTGTTTATTAGAATCAAGAAGTCTTAACGGTACATTATTAAAATGATGACTATGGGGATAGTTTTGTATTAAATTATTATCTTTAATTGCAAAAACAGGATAATATGTTCCGCCAATTAAAGCTTCGCCAATAAGCAAAGATCTATTTGTTGTTGTATTAAATTTACCATACAATAAAGTATTTTCTGTTTCTTGAACTTCAGTTGGCGCGGTTATGTGGTTTACATAAACTTCTCCTTCAACAAACAATCCACCACCTATAATAACATTATTTTTTACACCTAATGAATTTTCAACCAATACTTGTCTATCACATCTTAATTGTATAGATTTTGGTGATGCTATTTCAACGTGACTATCACTTGCAATGGTTGTCCCATATTTGGAATGCAAGTGAGTTTTATGTGATCCAATTTTAAGCATTGTTGTTCCAATTTCAATTGTTCCTGAGGTTTTAATCTGAATTCCACCAGAACCAACTAAAACGTTCCATTTATTCCCAACACTTAAAGAATAATCCCCACATGGAAAATTATTACTATTATTGATTTCTTCAACATGTGGTATATAGTCGTGATTTTTAAATACACTTGTTTTTCCAACCACCATTTCAAAAGGTTGCGAACGTCCTTTTGGATCAACACGCAATGAAGGGTAATCATTTTCTGTAGCGCCTATTATTTCAATTTTATGCCTTTTTACAAATTCAATATCATCCCCACCATTACCCATTTGTTGTTCCAGAGTGTTTAATTCATTTTCTTGTTTATTAAGAATTTTTTGTGGTAGTGTAATTATATTATCATTGATTAACCAATCACCATTTTCTGTTGCGGGAGATAATTCACCCCCAAATTCAACAACCCCAGGAGCTGAAGAACCAGTAAGCCCACATGCTGGTTTAATATCATCATTAAGTGTGACATTTTTATTTTGTGCAGTTGTTGTTTTACCTCTATCTGTAACTTTATTATAATTTAAAACTTCATTATTAGCTGAATTAACAAGTGGTATACCTTTATAACCATTAAATGTATTTTCCACAGACTGTACAGATGAACCAATAACAGGATTTACTCCTCGCGTTCCGGTTATTGGTGTAATAATAGTATTGGGAATTGATGCACCCCCACGAAGAAGTTTAAATTGGCTATTTACATTTGCAATGTCCCTATAAGATTCTTTCCATTGATTATATGCATCGATTTGTGATTGGTTGCTTATACCTTTTAATTCGAAATTATTTTCTTCAACCCGAATATTACGATCTTTGCCAACATAAGTGTTCAGATTGTTTTTTACAGTTTTAAATTCATCTCTTAAAACTATTGTTTGTTTATTGTTTGTTGCGAGTTCAGAATTGGTAGCATTATTAAGAGAAATATTAGAGCCTGAATGTTGTGAAATTTTTATTTCTTCTCGGTTGGTAGAGTTGTTGATTTCAATAGAGCCGCCTCTTTGATTGATAACTGATTTATTACGATATTCGTAAACTTCTTCGTTTTTAGCTTTCATTTAATTTTTGATTTTCAAATATAGTTGGATAGTCCAAAGATTTAAATTTACTATTTAAATCAGCATTAGTAATCAATACATTTTCTCTAAAATTATGACGAGATCCAAAATATACAGGAAAGTTTGGATCCCCATTATAATGAAACACCCAAACTTGGCTTCCTACACTTGGAATTGAGAAAATACCCTTTCCTTTATTTACATGGTTAGAAGGTCTTGACAAGTAAGCAAATGGATTGTTCTCTTTTGCAAAATTTTCAATTGGTGATACAAAAGCATCACCTAACATGTAATTATAATTTTCAAAAAAGTAAGAAGGCCCATAAGAACCTTTTTGATCGGTTGGAGGTTCTTCATCTATAGTTTGATACCCTTCATAATAATTTGTATCCGCCATTACTGCGAGTTCTTCGTTAAAATTATAAGTAGCGCTACTTGCTTCACCAATCAATGGAAAACAAGGTTCTGCCCATGGTAAATTTTCAGCAATAGCCGCAAATATTTTTGTATCAGACCAAACATCTTGTTTGTTGTTTTTACCGGGAAATTTCATTTGCATTTTTCTATATTCATGCCACCATCCCTCAAGAGGTTGATTTGAAAGTTCTGGTATGAATACTTTAACACGATATTGCATTAGAGGATCATTATTCTTGACAACAATTGCTTTATAAATTGTTTGATCGTTTCGTTTGTATTCTTCTGCTTTTGTATCTCCTCTAATAAACATATTTTAATTAATTTTTTTCCACAAATTTTTATCTAGCAAATCTATACACATATAATTTTCCCTTTTAAGAAGGTTTTTTCTTGATTGTTTCATTGCATCGTAAAAATCCTTTTTTGAAAAATTTTTAGGCTGGTATAATTCATCTTTAACTATTTCTGGTGCGCCTTCCAATGATTTAACAATAGTATCACGACAAAAAAAGCTTCCAACCATTCTCGGCCCACCTTTTAATGTTTGAAGTGGATTTTTTGCACAATAGAAAGATCCGTCAACCGTGTGTGGTGCACCTTCTAATGTTTGTAAAGAATTTCCACAACAACTAAAATTTCCATTAATTTTTTGTGGTGCCCCCTCTAATGTTTGAAGTGAATTATTATCGCAATAGAAAGATCCGCCAACCGTGTGTGGTGCACCTTCTAATGTTTGAAGTGAATTATTATGGCAATGAAACTCTCTTCCAACATTTTGGGGTGCACCTTCTAATGTTGGAAGTAAATTGTGGGAACACATAAAGTTGCCATTTATTATTTTCTGCGGTGCTCCTTTTAATGAATAAAGAGAATTATCGTTACAATTATAATGGCCCCCTACTGTATGTGGACCACCTTCTAGTGTCTGAAGATTATTATGATCACAAAAAAACGATTTTTCAATTATTTGAGGTGCACCTTCTAATGTTTGAAGAAGACAACGGGCACAATTAAAAATTCCTTCTATTTTTTTTATAAATTTAAATTTAATTAATGAATTGAAATATGTTGGTACTTCAATATTCCAAGGATATACACCGTTTTTTGTTTCTTTTTTTATTTTTGCAATAAATTTATTTTGCATATTTTCAATTTCTTCTTGCGTTGGTGTGTTTAAAACATTAAAAATAGTATTATGTTTTTTATCCATTTGTTTTTTATGAATTTCGTATATGTCCTGAATTAATGAAACAAAAGAAGGAGAATGCTGAGCAAAATATTGGTTAAATGTGGAATCTTTTTTATCTAGTAAATCCCCATTTGAATCGAGCATGGCATATAATGTTTTTTTACCTTTTCCATAATAATCCTTCAAATCATTACCAATGTTTTTCAAAAACCAATACTGTGTATAATTTTTACCTGAAGAATATTCATCCCAGTGTGATTTGCCACTTGTACAATACGGGCAAAGGTCATTATTATAAGCATTTGCACCATAGGCGCCAAGATTTGATGTTCCGCGCATTTTTGGCCAAAGAATGCGAATGAATTCTAATGTTGCTTCGTAAGTTCTTGTAGTAAAAACAATTAAGTCTGATGTTTCTGCAAAAAGTTTAATATTTGTGTTTATTTCTTTTTGGCTAAAATGTGTTTCTGCTTTTTTTGCAGTCAAATTGTTGAGATATTGATTCAATAACTTTTCAAACGTTTCAAATTGAAAAAAGTGCCTTGGATTTGAAAGGTCTTTTTTGACTGTACCTTTAGGTGTCTGCACAGTTACATATGTTCCAGGTTTTAATGTATTATTTGATAAATTTTTATTTAATACCTTTAATATGTCTCTTATATGATTAGTTTCATCAAATGATATGTCTGTATTTGTTCTTTTTAGAGCTGTCCTATACCATTGAAGCAAAGCATCTGTAAAATCTCTAATTCCCGCTGCATTATTTATAGTGACAAGACGGTCATAGGCTTTTTGTTCTTCTGGTGAGGGAGTTATTTGCCCTTCAAAAAGAAAATTTTTAAAACATAAATCCATAAAAATATTTAGTATAATAACAATTAACTTGAAAACAAAAAGGAACCACGCTATAATAAATCATATGCAACGAAAGATACTTGTAAGTCACGAGACACCAACTGCTTATTTGAGTTTATTTGCAAAAAATGCAGAAGAACATCATTATTATTCATGTCACTGGAATGATTATGAATATTGTTTAGTACACCTTTTTGAAGATAATCCGGATTATTACAATTATTATAAAGAAGCTGTTGATCGTGGTGTTGAAGTTGTATTGGATAATTCAATTTTTGAATTGGGTAAATCTTTTGACGAGAACAAGTATCTTGAATGGATAGGAAAATTGCAACCAACTTGGTACATTATACCAGATGTAATGGATAATAAATTTGCAACAGTATCTAATTTCAAAAATTGGATTGAAAAAACAAAAGCGGTTGATTCAATGAGAATGGGTGTTGTTCATGGTACAATATATGATGAAATTGTTGATTGTTATAAATATATGGTTGATAATGCGGATTATATTGCATTCTCTTATGTTGAAAAATATTTTGAAATGACTGGATGGAATAAATGGGATAAAGCTGGTCTTATTGAATCTAAAAGACAAAGGCAAGCATCGGGAAGACAAGCATTAATTGCAAGATTAATTGATGATAATATTTGGAATGAAAATAAGCCACATCATTTACTGGGTTGCGCTCTTGCGAGAGAATTTTCCTATTATGTAGAACAAAAAATAAAGGGTATCCGCAGTATCGATACTGCTGATCCTATTATGGCAGCGATAAATGGTCTACAATATATAACAGATATAGGATTAAATGCAAAACCGAACGGTCTTCTTGCAGATCATGTCGATTTTCCATATGATATTGATACATCAATATTAATGTTACACAATACACAAATGTTTAAAAGAATATTGAGCCCTACCCGATAAGATTATGCTAATCGGATTTTCAGGAACACAATGTTGTGGTAAATCGACTCTTTTAAAAATTCTAAAAGAGAAGAACCCAGGCTGGAATATTATTCTCGGTGAGGAAGGGGTAGTAAGAAAACTTCGATCTGATTATGATATAAAAATTAATGAAAAGGGCGATGTAATTACACAAACAATGATTATGTCACAACATATTCGTAATATTTTTGATAATAAAGACAAGAATGCAATGTTTGATCGTTGTGTTTTAGATAGTTTTGTTTATAGTACATATGTAGCTTGTATTGGAAAAATTGAAGGAAATGATTTTGATGATGTGATGCTTGCATATAAAATTTCAGAGCACATTTTTCGAAAGTTCTGGAATAAATACGATTTAATTTTTATTTTAGATCCTGCTGATGTAGAATTAAAAGAAGACGGTGTTCGTAGTACAGATGAAAAATTTCGTAGAGCAATTCATGAATTATTTTTAATGGCTATAGAACATTTCAATATGGAAAATGTTGTTTTGGTAAATGGAACTATTGAAGAACGGCTTGAGATAATAAAACAACATATTGATAAAATTGGGGATATTAATTTGATTATTTAGAATGTAAATTCTAATTGTTCTTCTTTACAAGTTCTTTCGAATACTAATAGTATTTCTTGTTTTGTGGTATTTTCTTTTCCTGTCAAAGGCGATACTAATTTTGTAGAGCCTAATTGAATTTCTTTTCTTAGCCGGAAATCTTCCGGAATGTTTTTTTCCACAGCTTCTTTGTATTTATCGTTAATAACAATACCAATAATATTAACGCAAGGTTTGATGCACGCATTAAACATATTGTGCAAGAATTTATGATAATCTAATGTTGTTTCAAATGGTGGTTGATTATAAATTTCTGTGTTATAATAAGGTGGACATGTGAATATACAATCGTAATCTTCTTGAGGTGTAAATGTTGTACAATCATTATTGTAAAAACTTCCTTTTGTATAATTGATCAATCTTGCTATTTTCAAAACACCATTATATGTTTGTGTCCAAATATCATTATAGATATAAGATATATCACAACTTGCTACACCTAATAAACGATGTCCCCAGCCACCACATGGATCATAAATTACACGGGGATTATAATTCTGTATAAATTTCTTAATCCAATATGGTGAAAAATGTGAATAACCAATATGAATACCAGATATCTTAAACCCTCTTAATAATTCTTTATCAGAAAGCTTTGTTTTGTTGAGATATTTTTTACGATTTTCAATTAAATTTTTTCTTATACTTTTGTTTTGAAATAATTTATTTTCTTGTTTGAAGAAATGAGGTTGATATGTTAAAACGATTCGATTGGTATTAGGGCCTCTATCATAAGATGGATTACAATTACACCAAAGTATATCCCATTCTTTTAAACATTCTTGTCTTGTGTATTTATAATATAATGTTTTTTGCTTATTTTCATTTATCCATTTATAGATTGTTGATTGGCAAACAATTCCGTCATATAATGCAACACATTCAGGAATGCATTTACATTGACTATAATAAGACAATATTGTTTCTTTAATTTCTTTTTCAATCATAATTTATCTTGTTTTTCTAAGTTATCTTTTTCCCACAGTGGCTGATAATTTGTATAATGACAGATTTTTTTAATTGTTTCTAAATCTGAAGATTCTTTTAATAATGATAATGGTTTTATATGATCTAAATGCCAACAATTTTCACCACGTGAATGATTATCCCATGTCATTCCATCTTGAAATTGCATTTCAATGTGTTTTTTAAATTCATCAACAGTGCAACCAAGATATTTAATAGATGGCCAATCTTTATGAATTTCTGCATATTTCAAAGCACGGCGAACACCTTCCCGAATGGTATGTTTTAATTTTTGTATAGGGTGGCTTCTTCTTTCTTTTAAAATTCCTTGTGCTTTTTCTTTTTCATATTTTGCTTTTGATCTTTGTTTATAATGATCAATATTATCAAGGCGATGCTGTTTAATTGTTTCCCGTCTTCTTGTTTGTTCTTTTTTTGATAATGAATTCCACCATTTTAAATAACATTCATGGGCTTCTCCTGATTTCTTTCTTGCTAAAGCATATTCTTTGCATCTCTTTTGATAATGTGGGTCATTTTTTAATTTTTCTTTGTATATTTTTTTGTTTTTAATTGTTGCTTTTTTTCTTATTTCAGGATACATCCAATATTTGATAGCTTCAATTCCAACATTAAATTTTCTACTAGCAGTATATACTGAATGTTTTTTTGCATAGTTAATTATTTCTTGTTTTTCTTCTGTGGAGCGCTTTTTATTTGTTTTAAATTCCATATTAATATTTAATATTAACCCAAAATAAAAGCAAGTAAAAACAGAATTTTTCCTTTTCTTTTTTTGAAAAATAGAAAATTTTAATTTCTAAAAATTATAGATAGTCTTTTTGATTAAAATCAATTAGATAAAAAAAACCCGCGGAATCTTCGGCTCCCGCGGGTTTATAATCCGTTCATTTCCAATGGATTAGAAGTATACTGATTGTGAAGCAGGCGTAAACGCTGTTCCTAAGCCCTGAACAATGATGGTATGATAATACAAGTTGCTACCAAAAATGTTGTCGACTACACCGTATCGGGTAAGTAACCCAACACGAGGCGCGAAATCATTCGGACCAATTGTACGTTGTACCATAATCGGGATGTACGGGCAGTAGATGATACCGGTATCGTAGAACTCAGGGCCTTTATAGCCTAAGAGTGCGTATTCAATGCCTGTTGAGCCGCCAGTGTACTGGCTATTGGCATAAACAGAGCTGTTCTGCACTTCTGTACGAGTATCACGGTATACACTGAACCGACCTCCAACGGCGCCAACCTTAGCAATACCTACTGGTTGTGTGTTGACATCACCTTGAACAGGTACCCACTGGAATTCAGGGAGCATCTCAAGGATAGCACAAACACGTGGAGTTGCAACTACGAAGTTAGCAGCACCGCGACGATTACGTACAGCGATTCTGTTTGCTTCGATGATGATTCTTTGATAAAAATCACGGTTGCGTTCCACTAACCAGCGGCCATCAGCTGATTGCGGCGACCAAATGGAGAAACCAGGACCAAATCCAGCGTTGAGCGAGGCTTGAATCATGCGGATGATCATTTCACGGTCGATTTCAGCTTGGATCTCATAGCTCATGGCATTTGTGATCTCGGCGTCAATGTCAATACCGTTCATGTTCTTAATATCCTGCTCTAATTCAATGCTCCAACGAGCACCAAGACGACGAGTACCAGCTTCAACCGCAGTTTTTTCGAAGCGAACTTCGACTTGCGGAATACGACCAGTAATTTCGAATGCAGACAGAATCTGTGCTACACCTTGGTCTTGATTAGCAAATGTCCAATAAGCATTACCAGACAACGAAGCACTGGACGCACCAGTGAAACGTGTATCAATAGTTTGATACCCTAATTCATCGTTTGGTAAACCATTAGAGCCACCGTATGCTGCAGGGTAGTTACCAGGCGGAACACCCCCACCGCGGGCAGCGCCTGTTTTACCATCAATGTCAACATCACTAAGTGTGCTTGATTGATATGCATAACGCAATGCGAACGCAAGACCAACCGGACCACTCATTGGCTGGACACCTACAATCTCGTTAGAAATCAACTCAGGAAACGTACGACGAATCATCGGAATCAAGATTTTTGGAAGACGTGCATCTTGTGGGGCATAGGTATCACCAGAGGTAATTTGACCAGTAGGATTATAAATCCCACCAGAACCACCAGCAGCACCAAATACACCACCACCATATGCATTAGACTCAAAACACCATTGTTCTTGGTTCTCAAGGACAATAGCAGTATTCAATCTCGAATTTTCATTATTGATAGCTTTGATACCATCAGATGTATAATCCAAGACAGGAGCCCACTTCTCCAGAAGTGCATCCGCTCTGTTTCGATTGATATATGAAGTATGTTGTTTCATTTTGGCTGTGTCTTTCTCTTTTGTAGTGTTCAGGTTATTCCGTATGGGACAACCTCATGTTCAGGGTAAGTTATCTAACACGCCTTAACTCGTTGAGATAAGATGATGTTAGAGGATTTAAGTTATTATTATTTACCGTTTCTGAATTCTCTTTGATAATAACTGTATCAGTTTTTACCTTGCGTTTTGCAAATGCTTCTTCTTTAAGCGTTTCTAAACGATCAGTTTCTTTCTTATCAAAGAGCTTTGCAGTGTAATCAAAGTTTTCCTTAATAAATGAGAAGGATTTATCACTTAGTGCCTTTTGCAGAAATTCGCGTTTCTTCTCAGGCATATCAATTGTTTTACGTTCAAGGAAGAGTTCAGTTTGAAGTCTGTTATATGCTTGCTTGATAGCTGCATTTTCCTTTGTAAGTTTATTATTTGTTGATTGGGCATCATCAAGCCGTTGCTTACCTTCCATAACTGCTTCTTTAACAGAGCCTTTCATTAAGACGCTATCAACAGCTAAGACTTTGCGAAGGTTTTCAAGAACATGCAACGCTGTCTTATTCTTTGTAGCTTGTTCAATATCTTTCTTTGGTACTGCATTTTCAAGATATAAGTCAAGATAATCTGACACAGATGAAATAATTTCATCTTTAAACGAGGCAGCTTCTTTAGTAATCATTCTATCAGCTTTACGAATAACATTGCGCAATTTCTTTGTTGTGTTTTCATCAATTTTGCGAATGATTTGTGCAATTTTTGTTGTATAAGATTTATCTTGTGCTTCAAGCAATTGAACCAGTTTCTTCGAATACAAGTCATCTTGTTTGATAAGTGCAGCCTCTACATTAAGGTTGATTTTATCCTTAATTGTTTTTTCTAGAGCATTAAGAGTATCTTCTGTTAGAAGTTCTTGCACTTGTCCTGTGAATATGTTTTTGATGTCTTTTTTCATATTAAAAGAGTGGTTTGTTCAAAGAATTACCTATTTGTTTGCGAATTTTATCTTCAACAACCATTGATAAATATTTATTCGCTTTTGCATAATTTTTCCGAGTTAGGCAACTAATAAAGTTAGATATATGATTTGTGGAATGTTCTTTTACAATTTTTTTAGTTTCTTTTTTGCCTTTTTGGCGTGCAACTTTATTGGCTGTACGCTTACCATCTTTTCGAAGATGTTTTGCCCACTCACCTTTTTTGCTTTCTTTTTTTACAGTACTTGACATATAAATATTTACAGATTTTGAATAAATTTAATGATTTGTGTTCTCAGATATTGATCAATATCTTGTTTTGGTAGTGTAGATATTGATTTTTCAAAATTGTCAAAACACTCTTCCAAATGTCCGTCTTGTTCAACAATCCATTTTTTAGATTCAAGAATACCATTTACAAAAGCTTTTGGAAAAGAAGGATCCGCAACACAATCAATAGCAATAAGTCTCATATTGCGAACTAAACTACAATCAGCTTGCTCTTCAAGTGTTCCTAATGCTCTGGTTGACATACCAACTTTTACACCATCATTAATAAGGCTTCTAAGTAAAAGCCCTTTTGGTGTTGTTAAAACTTTTGAACGACCTTCCCAAATGTTACGATCTCTTGTTAATTCAACAACAATATGGCATGCTCTTTCTAAATCAACATCTGCTGATGCGGGGTGGTTTAATTCACCCATAGCTCGTCCAGGTATAACCATTTCTTGAATGTAGCGATTTACTTCAGGTTCAATTTCACTAGTAACATATTTGCGCTTATTGCGATTTACAATATCAGCACCAATGTAAGGGCCCTTAATAAATAATTTCGAAGGTTCGTTGCGATTAGTTTCTTCGAAAATATATTCGTAATCATCAACGTTGTCGGGTTTCTCAACAACTAGATTAAGTTTTAATGCCATGAAAATATTTAACTATTTTAAACTTTTTTCCGTTAAAATTAGAAATTCCAAATCCTTTTTTTTGCAAAATTCACGCGCAGAAGCCCATTTTGCTTGGTTTTTTACATACGTTGCATGTTCATATAACATATGAAGTTTGTTTTTATACTTTGTAGATGGGGGTTGTGTTTGTCTTGAAGGTTTTATTTCAATTAGATATTTTTTAATTTTATTCCCTTCTTTTATGACAACAAAATTATCAACATAATATCGATGTGTTCTTCCATCAAAAGGTGAAATATATGGTACAATAACATTTTCGCTTCCCCATTTTAATACATTGGGATTATTATCACAGAATCTCATGAACTTAAGTTCAAGACCCGATCTATAAATGGCTTGTTCACCAATAAACTTATCTTTGTTTTTCGGTTTAAAAATACCCTGTTTGTACTTCTTGATGTGTTTCTTTCTCATCTATCAAACGTTGATATGTTAATTTGAAAAGTTTTTTGATAATTGGGGTATTACGGCCGAAGTGTTCAAGATAATGATCAATAGGTGTTTTTATTGGTAATGGATTTTTATAATATTGTTTAAGCAACTTTAATGCTTTATTAACATCATTATTTGTATAATAAAGAAGATAATGTTTCAAATCATTACTAAATGCTGATATTTCATCTTCATGCCCATAGTATCTTATATTTTCTTTTGTTGCATCTGGTAATTTTGATCTTCTCATTTTTCGTGACATCTTCTTTTTCATTAACTCACGAATTTCCTCATCAGTCATTTTAGAAATTTTTTCATTGTTTCTTCTTTTGTGTTTGTACATTGCAAGTTCTTCTTTATAATCTCTTTTATCTGCCTGTGTAAAATGTATAAATTCGTGTTCAAGTGTTGTTTTAAGTTCTCTTAATAGTTTAGGTAACCAATCACGTTTAATAATCTTAGTTTTTGGATTTGCAAAAACATTTACCTTTACACTTGGAAATCCTAATTTGGCCCATAACATATGAAATTCACCCTCAAATCCAAGAGCACCAACAGGAGCTTCTTGGCAGCCATCACAATCGGTAATAAGATTTACTGTGGCGTGATCTGATATAGGAGCTAATGCAATTTCAATTAAATTAACAAAATCTTGTATTTTTAATTTTGATGGCATTTCACCCAGAATATATTGTATAACATCATCAATATCTTCTTGAGAAATATAAGGTTTAACAATACCTTCAATAAAAAAATGTTTAAAAGATTTCATTGTTTTAATTGATATTACCCAACAGCAAACATTGCAGGGTAAGAATCACCCATTCCTGGAGTAGCACCTTCATAAAGCATTTTTTCAAGTGCTTCTTTTTCTCTTAACCCTTCTTGAAGAAGATCATTATAATTATAAGATCCTCCTCCCAATAAGCTAACATTTGTGAATTTTCCATAAATTCTCCCCAATGCTATCTTACTCAATGCTAAACTATATTGAAAACACCATTGTTCTTTGATAATATCTCTTAATGGTCTTTCTACATAACATGAAATTACACCATAAAATCTACTATTACGTGGTTGTGGATATAATTGCATATATTGTGTCCGTTCATCAAATTTAATATCTCTTCTAATGGCTAAGAGTTTTTCACGTGTTTCCATCCATTCTTTTAATGCATACCAAGATAACAAATCAAACCCATAATTACCAAGAGCATAAGAAAAATATGTTTGTTGTGCTAATGTTTGTTCTAGAGTAAACAGTGTATTAATACCTGTTGTTGAACCTTCTTCGAAATCTGTTATTGAAATAACTTTGCGATAATCCATTACATCATAGTCAAACATATTACTATAAGATGTAACAGGTTCTAGTGATTCACATTGTTTTGATAGTGATTTATCTTTCGTCTTTTCAAAATTGGTCGATAGTATTGGATTAAATTCGATAATACTGTTATATGTTTCTTCGTTTAGAATATCAAACTTATCAATATCTTGTGTGAATATGGCAGAGAGAGAAGAAGATGTTGCGAATTCAGTTGTTTCCACATCATTAATACAAACATAAGAACTACTAGGATTTGTGATATAATAATCCGGACCGGCGGAATATTGTGTTTGATTTACAATATTAGTTTGGGATAATAGTGAATTATAAACAGAAAATAGTGTATCTAATCTTATACCTTTGTTTTGTTCATATAGGTTAGAATCAAACACAAGGTATTCTTGTGTATATCCTGCAAACTTGGTAAACATCTCACAAGCAATAGAAATGTTTTCATAAATTGTATCTGGGTGTAATTCAATATTAATTGTTGGATATCCAAGAGATCTTAATATACGATCTTTTAATCTATCAAAACATTCAATTTTTGAATTAAGATTAGTTGATAGAAAAGCGGAAATTGGAGTTATTTCACATGTGGCCATTTAATAATACTTAGTGAAATGAATAAATAATTTTATGGCTACTCCATTTACAGATAATAATGGTACAACTTTCTATAATATAAATCAATGTAGATCATTTAATCAACCATTGTCTACTACATTAGTTGCTCTTACTGCAAATCAACCATGTTCTGAAGTTATTATTATTAATAAAACGGGCAATCCAATTTATATTTATGACTCTGATTATTCCAGCGCAGCAAATCGGCTTTTACTAAGTGAAAATGAAACTATAACATTACGTGGAATAACAAATTCCCTACAAGTAAGTTCACAAACAATTTCTGGTGAGGGAATGCTTTATTATCGTACGCAATTTTTTAGTTTCTTACCACAAAGGTAATTATTTGAATAAATAATTATATGAGCAAACTACTTGACAATTTCGTTGTACCCGCTGCAGAACCTACTCCCCGTGAAGTTCTTTTGGCAAATGCTATTACAAATAATATTCAAAACCTTCCTAAAGAATTAGCAGAAAAAGCTATTCAATTGCATAGAATGTTTTGGAGCAGTGGTTCAGAACCGCAAGCAGTAGCCGATGAATTGGGATTTGCTAGAACCGCCTCATTGTTTTTGTTAAATAATGCTCTTGCAGAATTTCTTGCTACATATACAAATTATGAATTACCAGGTGTTCCTGAAGGTTATAGTGTTGATTTTGATGAAAAAGCCCAAACAGTAACGATTACTAAAGTTTAATAGTAGTCACCATATATATCGTTATTGTTGACATCCATATTGAATACCTTTTCTTGACTTTCTTGATTGATATCCCAATCATATGATTTTGGTTCAGATGTAACTGGTGGAATTAATGTTGTCATTTCTTTACCAGAGAAAGCATTATCAAATACTTGTTCATCACCATCTTCACGAGGTGCATTAGGTTCGAATGAATGTTCATATCTCTTGGCTTTCAATCTCCAAACATAGTGCCCCATAAGTGGATTTATACTAGACACATCTTGATCCATTCTTTCAGAAATTTCAAATACCTTTGCACTACGACCCCATGGCCTGTCACAACCTAATGGTGTTACAACAACTAAATCTCCTGCTTTTGGTTCAATTCTTTGATTGAACAAATCAAACACATTTACATTATTTGTTATATATGAACCATCTTCTGATGTAAGAAATTCGCCTTCTTCTGAAACTAAATTTTGTCCTCGAACAGACATTGTTTCAACAAATGTATCTATGTGTAGATATCCTGTAAAACTATCTTCTGAAACAATACCATATTGTGCATAAGAAAAAGAAGGTTCTTCTAATTCAATATACATTTTTATTGATGTCGGGCCAACAAAAGGAGCAGTCGGTTCTTCACCATAAAGTAAATCTGCAGTTTCTGTATTAAATGAATGAACATAGTAATCTACCCATATCCCGCGACTATTTATAATTTCTTTAAACCCAGTATCAAATAAGAGTTGCTCATATTGAAAATTTGCAGGATTAAAAATATCTGTACATAGAGGATTAGCAGCCCCGGCAAATACTACATTAGGGTCACATGTTCGTTTTTCATTGCAATCCATTTAATAATATTTAGCAAATTATCCTAAATATTATTAAATGTCCGCTACTGTTAAAATCTCCGAATTTACCTATACAGATAATATCAGCAGCAATGCTGAGTTTCCTATTGTTCAAAATAGTACCAATTATACAACGTCAATTAGTTCTATTAGAACACATATGGGAATTACACCTTATGATTTAACTACTAACATATATTCAACTAGTGCTATAGAATTACTATTGACAGATTCGTTTAGAGGTTATTTTATTTTAATGACATCGGATAATATTGAAGAATCGTCTTATGTTTCAATACCATCTGGATTAGCAACTGGGTTTCATTGTAGTGTAATGCAAGATGGTACGGCAACAGTTAATTTATCGACGGGTTCGGGTGTTTCTTATAAACCATCTATTGCTTCACAAATAGATGGGCAATATAAAGCTATTTCTATTATCCAAACAAGTACAGATAATTATAGAATTGTAGGTTCAATAATATAAAATGATTATACCAACCACATTAATACAAGAACAGAAATTTTTTAATTCTGTGTTCACCCCATCTCTTATAACTGAAGGGGCAAAACCCGTATTAACAGCACCTGAAAATGTTATTGAAGATTGTGCAACAGAACAAAAAAGTTTTTACAATATTCCGAGAGTTATAACAACAATATCAACAGGTATTGCATATTTGGTAGTTTCAAAATCATCAACAATACCAACTGTTTCACAAATTTTACAAAAAGTCGATGGGGATAATACTGCAGCAGTGTATTATGCTTTTGTATATATTGATAAAGTTGGTTCTGTTAATAGTTTTTATCCTACTTATATATCCCAACGTTATCCGACATTAAATGATAGTCCAATAGAAGGGGGGGATTATTATTCATATAAAACTTTCTATAGAAAATTACATGCCTGAAGATTCAATAGGTATTGATGAAGCTCTTGTAATTGATGTAAACGGTAGGAAAAGAATCCGTACACAGATGTGTCGCATTACCGGTAGAAGTGTTGATGAGTCGATAACAATTGATCCGCCGGCCCATTACGATATGCCGCTTTCTCTTTTACTAAAAGCATATTCAGGAACAATTCAAGCTTCTTTGGTTGGTGTTGAAGATTTAGCTATTTCGGGAGCTATAAATACCTGGGCAGCACGAATGAGCCAGGCTTATGCATGTTGGTGGTATAATGTCAAAATAAATGATTCTTATAATAATCATTTGTTCATTAGAGATAGTGTTAATTGTGAAGTGCGTAAATGTAAATTTGAAAATACAATTGCAACATCAATAGATCCAAATGCTGGTGTTCTTTTAGATGGATGTTCTAGTTGTATAGTAATGGATAACATTATTACAAAAACACATAATCACATTCAAATTAATTCTGGTTCTAGTGGTAATGTTATTGCCTATAACTATTTGTATGATTCAAAAATAGGAAATTATAATAGAGGTTCTATTTTTGCTAATTATAATGGGCATAATTCATTTAATTTGTTTGAAGGCAATATAGGCCCAAGTTTTCAAGATTCGGGAATGTGGGGTTCATCTTCAGAATCGGTACTATATCGAAATTGGTTTCATGGTACTAATCCTGATATCACTGTATCGCCTTATACTTTTACAATAAATCTTAATAGATTTAGTCGTAAATATGTTATAGTTAATAATGTATTAGGTGAACAAAATGTTAATAACAGCAATATTTGGGTTGGATTCCCCAATTATTATAATTTTACATTTTATAACTTGGCTTCAGCCTCAGGAGGAATTTGGTGGAGTGATTATCCAAATGCAACTGGTCGCGCAGGATACCAAGAATTAGATCAAGACGTTATAACAAGCACAACTTTATATAATAACTTTAAAGCAGAAGACCCGGGAATCGTATTAGATACAACTAGTGTATTTGCTAATTCATTGTTCTTATCTGAAAAGCCAACATGGTTCGGATCATTAGAATGGCCAGCAATTGATCCAAGCAATCCAAGAACAGCTTATACTATAATCCCTGCAGGATATAGATATGCCTATGGTGTTGATCCTTAAAGTTTAATTTAACTTTTTATAGAAACCCCAATTGCACTAAACGGCGTACTTCTGGTACTGAATCTTGAGTTGCAGAACTCAACCCTTGACTTGCTGTCTGAGCTTTTGAAACAGTAGCTGTAAATGGAACAGTTGTCCTGTTTTGAAGAATAAACGCCATTTCATCACCATCATATGCATTGTTTACAGTGAATTTAACCCCACTATATGCACTCAGAGAAGTAGTATTATAATTCAATGCATCAATGCTATCTGCAAGTTTATTAAAAGCAATACCATAAACATTTTGCCCATTGATTGTACCAGCAGAAACAAAATTAACATGCGTTACACCACCAGTTGCAGATAGGAAAAATTGTTGTGTTGGATATGTGATTGTATGAACACCTGCTGCTGTAAACCCTGATGTAGTTGGCATCGCAACACAAATTGTTGTAAATGCGCCAGCAGTTATATTTGTATTAGCGGGGATGCCTGCAGTTGCATATGGGGTTGTCGAAAGTGAGGTATTTTTTGTAAAATTATAAGAAGATAATACAGATGTACTTGTATAAAATGTAGTGCCGTAATTAACACTGCTTGGTACATGTGTTGCTAAACTAGCATTGAGAACATTGGTATCGAAGATATTCATGTAATTATTTATGGCTTTTCAATTAATTTTCCGCAAGGTGTCCCCAAATTATTCATAAACATCTGTAATACAAGATGTGAGTTACCAAGTGTTTTAGTTATATTTGGTGAAAAATCTATTTTATATTGTTTTAATAAATTGTCTAATTGTGGCCCGCTTATTGTTGTACCGGCTTTTAGGTTTTGCCCTTCTATTTGTGTATTAGGTTTTGCTATTGTGTTTACATGTTTTCGTGTATGAACACGATTGGGATTTTTTCCATTATTAGCATTTGGATTCATTATATCAGGCAATCCAAATTCATCATTATGTCTATATTCAAAAAACATTTTAAAAGACTTAAACATTTAAAATATTTAATAAAAAAGGCTATTCACCTTAGGTGAATAGCCCTGTTTTATAATATTTGCAATTGATTACTTGAACGCGCCTTGACCGGGCTTCAAATTACCAACTTTATTATTTTTACCCATGTTCGGCTGTTTTGCACCAGCTAATGGGTGACCCCATTCACCAGCTTTGCCGTCGACTGTATCTGTATAAGCTGAAGAAGCTTTACCGCCCGCAGGTTTTACTTCAGCGCCACCAATTTTGTTGTTTTTGCCAGTTAGAGCCGAAGGGACATTACCAGTTACTGCGGTTCCAAGTGTTTCTTCATCTTCTTCGAAGTCATCACCACCAAAATCGCTTTCACCACCAAGATCTTCATCTCCCCCGTCTTCAAAGTCAAGTTCTGTGTCGTCATCTTCACCACCTAATACACCTTGAAGTAGATCACACAATTGCTGGGCAAGTGCTTTATCAATAGTAAGTGTAACTTGATCTTCGCCGCCTTCGCCAAGATCATCTTCACCACCATCATCAAATTCACTGAAATCATCTTCACCACCATCACCAATACCTAATGCATCAAGATCTTCAGCATCTTCACCCGGCGCCATAAATGATTCGTAAAGTTTTTCAAACGCAGATTTTTTCTTCATGAAATTATTTATGTTTTCTGTGACATTTTTCTCTGTTTTTTCTTCATCTTCTTCCTTTTCTTCCCCTTCTTCACCTTCTATATCTTCTTCCTCTTCTATGTTTTCTTCATCTTCTTCACCATATGATAGTGCATTAATATTATATGCATTTTCTTCCTTTTCTTTATCTGAGAGGGTTTTCAAATCAACTGACTTAGGATTAAATCCACCCTTTTCTGTTGGACCACCATCTAATAGCTCTGCAGCATCTTTATCATTAAGTTCTTTGTCACCAGGACCCTTTGATGCTTTCAGATTTGTTTTGGCTTCTTTAATAATATTGTGTTTGGCTTTATTCAACATGTTGCCATATATTGTACCAATATTGTTAATGTCGGTCTTTTTGTTATTTGCCATATAAGTATTTATTGTAAATGGCACAAAAAGGGAAATATTATATGGGTGATCCAAACCTGCCTTCACTTGGCGCAGAGTTTGAATATACACCTGAAATGATAAAGGAAATCACGAAATGTAAAAATGATGTTTTACATTTCGCGGCAAAATATTTTTATATTATTGATCCAGATAAGGGACGTTCAATTATTGATTTATATAAATTCCAAAAAAGAATTTTAAAAGCCTTTACAAAACATCGATATAATATTTTAATCGCATCCCGCCAAGCATCTAAAACAACTCTTTTTACAATTTTTGCTTTATGGGTTGCATGTTTTAATTCTGATCAAAATATTGTTGTTGTTGCAAACAAAGAAGCAACAGCAAAAGAAATCTTTAGACGAATAAAACTGGCTTATGAAGAATTGCCAGAATGGCTAAAGCCAGCTGTTAAAGAATATGCCCAAACATCAGCAACATTTGCTAATGGTACAAGAATTTCTATTTCAACTACGACTGGTTCTGCTGCTCGTGGTAGTACAGTCAACTTGCTCATAATTGATGAATGTGCATGGGTTGAACCGGATTCTATTCTTGAAGACTTTTGGAGATCTGTTTGGCCAACAATTTCTAGATCTACAAAATCAAGATGTTTAGTTGCATCAACACCTAATGGCACAGGTAATTTGTTTCACCGGTTATATACAGATGCAGAAAAGGGAGAAAATGGGTTTCACATGGAAAAAATAATGTGGGACGAAATACCCGGTAGAGGTGAAAAATTCAAACAAGAACAAATTAAAGCTCTTGGTTCTTTTGAATCTTGGCTTCAGGAATTTTGTTGCGTTTTCCTTAATACTGGAGATTCATCAATTGATGATGCATTGTTTGAAGAAATGAAACAAAAATGCGAATCTCCAAAAATTTTATTAGATGATGGTCATTATAAAATTTGGGAAGAATATGATGAAGAAAAAACATATGTAGCCGGTGTTGATACAGGAGAAGGTGTAGGCCAAGACTATTCTGTAATTCAAATTATGGATATAACAGATTTAGCTGATATAAAACAAGTAGCAACATATCGTAATAATGAAATTCCACCAGCAGAATTTTCTACTAAATGTTATAATATTTTAAAAAATTGGGGTTCTCCATTAGCTTTAGTTGAAAGAAATAATTGTGGAGCACAAGTTGTAGACCGTTTAATATATGATTTTGGTTATGAAAGAATGGTTAATTATGGTATGCAAAGATCACATAGACGCAAAGCTATGTTAGGCGTTGTTTCACATACAAATGTAAAATATAAAGCTGTTCTTAATGAAAGATATTGGATAAATGATATTCGTGTTGTCACAATTAAAGATATTCAGTGTTTGAAAGAATTCAAAGACTTCATGAGATACACAAATGGTATCTGGAAAGCAGCGCCTGGCAAAAATGATGATATGGTAATGGCAATGATTTTTGCTTTATTAATTCTTGAAAGAGAGTTAACAGAAAATTATTTTGAAATTCTTGAATTAGATGATAATGGTAAACCAAAAGTTATTGAACAACATGATTTAGGATTACCGCCACCAGAGCCTGCAACTTCTATCTATACAGACAACGAAGTAGTGGGTGTAAATAATAATATACTTCTTCCTGTTTATTTTGGTGAAAGCACAGAACAAATAACAGAAATGGAAGATTTAAGAGCCCAAGGATACGAAATATATGGAGCATTCTAACATCAATTTTCAATCAGCAACAAATAGAAGCCGCGCTGACAAGTTTTTACTTGTTTTTGATTTACCACCTATTCTAAGAGGCAATTTGGAAAAGAAAATAACAAGAGATATTAATAATGTAAACATTGAAAGTGTTCAATTTTCAATATATGGAACTATAGTTCCTGAAATAACAGTACCAGCAGCAGAAACAAGACATGCGGGTAGTACATTATATGTTTCAACTCATAGCAAAAATTCATATCCACCAATTACTATTGATTTCAAAATTGATAATGAATATAAAAATTACTGGACAATTTATAGCTGGCTAAATTTATTACACAGTCAATATGAAGGTCGTTATAATGAAGCTGGGTTAATGCCAGTTGATGAAAATTTTAATGATTATATGACCAATTTAACAATATATGGCAAAGATGAATTTAATAATAATCGTATAAAATTTACATATGTTAAAGCATTTCCCGTATCAATTAAAGATGTAACATATAATTATCAAGAAGAAAATGAATTGGTATCAGGATTCACGATATGTTACGCTCAATTGCATATAGATCTTTTGTAAAGCACTGTTTTTCAAAGAATACATTTTGAAATTCCAATATGTTACTGAAAAATAGTAAATATTAGGGGCCTAATATCCTAATTTTTGTAGTTCTAATACTGTGCCAACCGGATAATTGTGTTTCGTAAAATTTAAACGTTTTTTGACTATTTTCACGCCTGTTTTTTTAAGCTGTTTTAAGGAGGAGTATTCAAATTTCGTTTCTTTGAAAAATATTGATTCGGAATCAAATATCTTCTGTTCTGTTTTGCCATTTGGGTATGTAAATTTTACATACATAGGTTGATATTTTTTATGGTTTTTAATATTTTCTATATAAGTTTTTATTTTGTTAGTCATCCAGATATCTTTTATTTTTTGTGGGGTGTTTTTAAGTGTTTCTTTGTGTTTTTTATTGCGCATTTTTTGTTTTAATGGTGGTAAATGTGTTCTATTGTAATCGATTTGCATCAATTCGTTTTTTGTTTTACACTTTCTCCAAGATGAACCACCTAAGTAATCTTCGGATAAATTCATGCAATATTTTCCATATTTTTCTTTGTATCTTTTAATATATTTTGGTTCTAATTTTTCTAGTTCTGTTTCTGAATTAC